GGCCGGCCAGTCGCCTGCACGTCCACCCACGCGTACCACTCGCCGTCCGGCTCGTCCTCGTCGCAGGCCCTCACAGCCCTGCGTCCATCGGGTCCGGCAGGGTAGCGCCGGCGTGGCCGTTCTCGCTGAGGATGCGTGACACCTCGGCGTCCACCTGCACCTGGTCCCACTCGGGGTGGATCAGCCGCACGCGGGTCTCGGTGGACGCGGCCTCGGCGTTGCGCAGCGCCAGCGCGGTCTGCGCCAGCGACATGGCCGACTCCTGCACACCGTCCTGGAACTCCACCTGCACCGAGTCCAGCAGGATGCCGCCGCCCAGGTGGACGTTGGCCACCTCGGCCATGGCGGCCAGGTGGTCCTGCAGGCCGGCGGTCCAGTAACGGACCTTCTTGCCGCGGGTCATGTAGCTGCGCCGCTCGTGGCTGTGCACCTCGGCGGCCGTGACCGCGCCACCCGCGCCCGAGCTGATGGACTGCGTGGAGTAGCCGGCGGACTCAATCACCCGCTCGGTCCAGTCCTTGCACGTCTGCGCGTGCTCGGCCACGCGGATGGCGAACTGCTGCGCCTGGATCAGCAGCCCTTCCTTGCCGGTGGCCAGCACGCCGTCCACGGGCACGTACACCTCGCGGTCCACGTCCACCCGTGCGCCCTGGCCGGGGCCATCGGACTCCAGGTACTGCGCCGGCACGTGAATGCGGCCCTTGGCCAGCCTGATGTCACGCCACCAGCTGGAGTACGCCTCGTCCAGTGCGTCCAGCAGCGGGGTGACGCCCTGCAGGTCCGAGCGGCCCTGTGCGCTGTGGCGGTGCAGCCGGTTGGGCAGCATGTTCGGCACGTAGGTCACGGTGAGCCGGTTCACGCCGGTGTACTGCGCGCCCTGGTCGTCCACCAGGCCCGCGAGCGGTGCGGTGGCCTCGTGGTCCTGCAGCGGCCGGACACTGCCCAGGTTGCTGCTGGTGCCGGCGTACAGCCCGTAGAGGATCACGCCGGGCTCGTGGCGCTCCAGCAGCCGGTACACGGTGCTGCCGTCGCTGCCCAGCTCGGTCCACAGGGTGACCGCGGCCAGCCGGCCGTGCCGGAACGTCGGCACCGCGCCATCGGGGTGGGCCAGCTCGGTCCACGGCATCGGGGACACCTCGGAGTCCCACACCGTGCGCAGGTACACGCCACCGAGCGCGGCCTGCACCTCGCCGGCCTCGTGCAGCTTGGCGTCCAGCTGGTGGTCCTGCAGCTCGTCCAGGAACGCCTGCATGGACTCGGACTCGCTGCGCAGCTGCACCGGCTCGGAGAACAGCAGGTCAGCCGAGGTGCCGCAGATATCCGCGGCCAGCGGCACGTGGAGCTTGGCAGCCTGCTCGCCGGCCGGCGTGGGCTGACCCCACCACCACCGCGCGATCCGGCCGACCACGCCACCACGGAACGTGTTGGGCTGCGCCTGCACGCCCGAGCGCGCGGCGTAGAACGTGGACAGCTGCAGCGGGTCACCGGAGTACCAGGCCGACCACTCGGCCATGGCCTCGGTGTGCGCGCTGCGCGGGGGCCAAGGGGTTCCGTTCTTAGGCAGCATCAGCGAGCCTCTTTCCGATGTGTGGACGCCAGAGCGCCTGAGTGGTGTGGATGCCGTAGCGCAGTGCGTCCACGGCGTGGTCAGCGACTTTCAGCGGCTTGTCCTGGCCGGCCTCGGTGGCCTTGTCGTCCCAGCTGTAGGACGCCAGCTCACTGATGAGGGGCCGGCAGGACTCGTGCACCCGCAGCCGGTCGGCCGCGAGCAGTGACGACACCGTGCGGATGCCGTCCAGCACCTCGTTGTCGGCCGGTGCCAGGCCGTGCATGCGGTCCTCCTGCAGCTGCTCGATGAATGAGGCCGCCGAGGGGTCCACGATGGTGAAGTCAGGCCGCACGCCCACCTCGCTGCTGCCGTCCTCGCGGGGCAGCTGCGCCAGCCACTCGCGCAGGTTCTGCGAGTGCTGCCGGTCGGTCAGCCGGACCTTGGCCACCTTGGGGTCATGCCGCCATTCGGCGGCTGCGTACAGCCTGGTGATGGGCCGGCCGGTCTCGGGGTCCGGCTCGGTGCCGCGGCCGATCAGCACCGCGTCCAGGGGGTTGGTTGTGCCGTAGTCCACGCCGACGCACAGCCACCGGTCGATGCGCGGCAGGGTGCTGATCACGTGCCGGTCAGGTGCCCAGGCGTCGTACACGGTGCCCTCGGCCGCGACCCACTCGCCCAGGATCAGCCGGCGGTACCAGAGGCCCGAGTGCTCGGCCTTGATGGCGGCCACGTAGGCGGGGTCCAGGCTGGGGTTGTCGTCCAGGGTGAACGTGAAGTGCCGCATGCCCAGCTCGTCGGCGCGGTCGATGTACTCGACCTTTAGCCAGTGCGCGGGGCCGTCCGGGTTGGTGGTCCCGAACATGCGAGCACCGGGCAGCGAGAGGCGGCCCAGCAGCTCGGTCAGGAAGTTGGCCGGCAGCAGCGACAGCTCGTCCACGTACGCCGCTGCACCGGTCGCGCCACGGATGCGCCGAAACGCCTTCACGTCGGTGGCCCCGACCAGGGCCACGGTGCGGCCGAGGATCACCGCGGTGTCCGCGCCGGGGGTGTGGTGCACGAACTTGGCCAGCGGCCCGAACACGTTGGGGTCCTGCAGCGGCTCGATCAGGTTGCGCTCGATGGTCTGCCGGGTCTGGCCGACGATGAACACCACGCCTGACTTGGGGCAGGTGTCGCTGTTCAGGTACAGCAGGAACGCCAGCAGGCTGCTGATGGTCTTGCCCGAGCGGATTGCCCCGGTCCACATGTTGATGCGGGCGGTGGCCTCCACGATGCTGCGCAGCTGGGTGGGGGACAGCACGCTGGCCCAGGCCGGCTGGGTGGTCGCCGGCGGCGCGGGTGTGGTCAGCACCGCCGGGTCACCTCCAGGTGTGTCTCGCGCGCGTGCGCGCGCTGTGCTCAGTGTGGAGTGGCGCACCGACAGTGCGCGCGAAGTATTGACATACTGCGTGCGCAGTGCTTAGATAGTGCACATGGAGACCGAGACCACCACCACCGCCTTGATCGTCAACGCGCACCACGCCTGCACCTGGCTTGGCAGCCGCGAGCTGGGGGACCGCGGGTACGACCTGCACCCCGAGCGCCCGCAGGACTACACGCTGCGCTCGCCGGACTTCGCCACCCGCGAGGAGGCCGAGGCGTGGGCCGCGCAGTTCCCCAAGGCTGTGCGCTTCTACGTGACCACGCTCAGCTACTCGGACGGCCGGGCCATGACCTACCACGCCCGCACCAGCTCGGTCAGGCTGACCGCCGATGCCGTCAACGGCGGGGTGAACGAGACCGGGGTGCGCCGGTACCGCAGCGCGATGCGCACCGCGGCCAAGCTCGGCCTGGACGTGGTGTTCCCCGCCGGCGGCAACGTCGTGAACGCCTACACTGACCGCGCCGCGTTTGAGGCGGCCATCGCCTGACCGGGGGGGCCGAGGCCCCGTCACCCACACCGGGTGGCGGGGCCTCGTGCTGTCAGTCCTCCAGCTCCTCGCGCGTGGCGTCCGCGGTCGGTGTGGACGTGTGCGCCAGCTGGCCGTACGCCGACTGCAGCGCGTCCGCCAGGTTGCCCAGGATGCCCTTGGCCTCGGCGTTGCCGGCCTGGCCAGCGTCCACCTGCTCCAGCCGCGCGGCGGCCACCAGCGCGTTGACCACCATGCCGGTCAGCGCGCGCTCCTCGGCACCGGGGATGGCGTCCGCGTCCACCACGTTGGTGCGCGCGTACCCGTCCTTATCCAGGCCCACCAGCTTGAATTGCTCGGCCTCCAGGCGGTCCATGATCTTGTCGGCCCGGTCGTACAGGCGGGACACCAGGCGCGCGCGGCGCTCGCGGTTGCTGGCCTGCTTGGCCTCGGTGGCGGGCGCGGTGCGCGAGCTGTCCCAGGCCAGGCCGGCCTCGCGCGCGTAGCGGGACACGGTGCTGGCCGAGCGGCCGAGGGTGCGTGCGATGGCGTTGCAGCTGTCGCCGGCCTCGTGGCGCTCGCGGATATACCG